CTGCATATGCGTCAGGTGCATTAGTTAAGTGTCGTAAAGTCGGTGCTGCAAACTGGGGTAATAAATCAGAAGAAGTTGAAGTTGTAAATGAAGTAAGTTCAAAAACATTAAGAAATTATATTATAAAGGGAACAAAGGATGTTGCTAAAAGAGCATCAGATCCTGAGTCAGATTCTGGGCCTAAATATGGAAAGAAAATGAGTAGAATGGATGGTGTGTCAATGGCAGCAGATAAACTGGCAAAGAAAGCAAATAAAAATGAAGAAGTTAATCCAACAGTTGAACAAGCAGTTCAAGCACTTGATGAAGTTAGTAAAAAAACTTTAGGTAGTTACGTTAAGAAAGCAGCAACAGAAATAGGTGTAAGTGCTATGAAAGGTGACTACAAGAAGATGCAGAAGAGACACAAAGGTGTATTAGATGCAAGTGATAAACTTCAAAAAGAAGGTGCATATATGGGCCCTGATAAAAAAGATTTAAAGCAAATCAAGAAAATGGATAATCCTGATTATGCTAAAAAATTAGCAGACTATGAAAAGAATATGGATCCTAAAAAACGTCAGGCACTTAAGGATAAAGCAACTAAAGGTATGAAGTTTACTCAAGAGGGAACATCATATGGATTATATAAGGGATCTGGAAAACCAGGTGGTGCAATGAAAGATTATCTTGATAAGAAAGCAAAGATGCTAACTAAGAAGAGAAATAAACAATCTGATGCTGCTAAAAATAATCCTGCGTTTGACAGCACTTCACCTAATAGTAGAAGCACAGATCTTGCTAGAACAAGAGCAGAGGGAGTAACATTTCAACAGTTTCAAGAGAAGTGTTGGCCAGGTTATGAGAAAAAAGGTATGAAGACAATGTTCGGAAAGAGGTATCCAAACTGCGTTAAGAAGAAAAAATGAGAAACGAACCGTGGAATAATCAACTGGATAATAGAAACTATCTATCTCCAGTTGGTTTTAAATTTATAATTACAAAAGCACCAAAAGCAGATTTCTTTTCAAACTCAGCAAACATACCAGGTATTAATCTTGGATTTGCAGAGCAACCTACTTATCTAAAAAATATACCTGTTGCTGGTGATAAATTAACTTATGAAGATTTCAATCTTACATTTTTTGTAGATGAAAATCTAGAAAATTATATGCAAGTTCATAATTGGTTAAAGGGACTTGGATTTCCTGAGAGTATTCAACAATTTATAGATTTAAAACAAGCTGATGAGTATACGCCAGAGGTGGGTGCAAAAAGTGCATTAAATGAATATTCAGATGGAACTTTAATAATATACAACAGTTCTTTTAAAGAGATATCTAAGGTTCATTTTAAGGATGTATTTCCTATTTCACTTTCAACTATTGAGTTTGATGCAACTGCAGGAGATATTAATTATGTCACGGCCACAGTCACTTTTAAGTATTCTATATACAATATAGAAGTTATGACTTAATTTATGAATCTTGATGAAATTCAAGCATTATGGGATGAAGATTCAAAAATAGACCAAGATGAATTACACGTAGAGTCTACGAAGATTCCGTCCTTACATGCAAAATATTATAAAATTTATAATAATTTAACTCTTCTTAAAAAAGTAGAAGAGATTAAATTAAAACAGGCAAAAAAAGAAAAATGGTTATATTATACTGGAAAAGCAGACCCAGAGATATACATAGATAAACCTTTTGATCATAAAGTCATAAGACAAGATATGGATATGTATCTGGGTTCAGATGATGACTTGATTAAAATTCAGAGTAAAATGGATTACTTTCAAGTAATGTTAAATTATTTGGATAGTATTCTAAAGAGTATTACTAATCGAACTTATCAAATAAAAAATGCCATCGAGTGGCAAAAGTTTATTCGAGGTTACAGTGACTGACATTATCATCAAAAAGAAGAATGAAGTATATGTGACTGTCAAGGCAGAACCACATATTAATCAGGAATTATCAGATCTTTTTACATTTGATGTACCTGGTGCAAAGTTTATGCCACAATATCGTAGTAAGTATTGGGATGGTAAGATACGTTTGTATTCACCAGCCACAGGTGAGATATATGGTGGTCTTGTTGATAAAATTGTTTCGTGGGCAAAGAAGTCAGAATATAGTCTAGAGTTTGAAAATAATCAGTTTTATGGTGCACCTTTTGAGGAGAATGAAATCATAAGTCGAGAGGGAGTCAAGGATTATATGACTCGTATATCAAAATATAAACCAAGAAAATATCAAATAGATGCAGTTTATGATGCACTCAGATATAATCGTAAATTATTAATATCACCCACAGCATCAGGTAAGTCTCTAATGATCTATGCTGTTGTCAGATACTATGCAGAAAAAAATAAAAAGATACTTCTAGTTGTTCCAACAACATCTCTAGTTGAACAGATGTTCAAAGATTTTCAGGACTATGGATGGGACGCAGAAAATTATTGTCATCGAATCTATGCAGGTAAAGAAAAGACAAATGAAAACCCTGTTACAATCACAACTTGGCAATCTATCTACAAATTAAAAAGACCATTCTTCAAAGACTTTGAAGTTGTAATTGGTGATGAAGCACATCTATTTAAATCTAAATCACTCATAAGTATTATGACAAAGATGGATGCTGCCAAGTATAGATTTGGATTTACTGGAACTTTAGATGGTACGCAGACGCATAAGTGGGTCTTAGAAGGATTATTTGGGCCTTCTTATAAAGTGACACAGACAAGAGAACTCATTGATAAAGGACATTTATCAAAACTTCAGATACATATACTAATTCTGAAACATAAACCACAAAAGTTTGAAGTATATGAAGAAGAACTACAACATATAATCACACATCAGAAGAGAAATAATTTTATCAAGAATCTAGTTCTAGACTTGAAAGGTAACACTCTTGTTCTATTCAGTCGAGTTGAAACACACGGTCAACCACTTTATGAACTCATAAATAATTCTATAAAGAATGACCGCAAGGTATTTTATGTACACGGTGGTGTTGATGCCGAAGAAAGAGAACGGATCAGAGAAATTACTGAGACCGAAAAAAACGCAATCATAGTCGCATCTTATGGAACTTTCTCCACAGGAATTAACATTAAAAATCTTCACAATGTCATTTTTGCTTCTCCCTCTAAGTCAAGAATACGAAATCTTCAGTCGATTGGACGGGTTTTAAGAAAAGGAGACAGCAAGACTCAGGCAGTCCTTTATGACATTGCGGATGATATTACGCATTTATCACGAAGAAATTACACACTCAATCATCTTATCGAAAGAATCAAAATTTACAACGAGGAAAAATTTAATTACGAAATAGTCCAAATTGATCTGGGGGAAAAATGAAAAAGAAAAAGAAAGAAGAAAAAGAAGATTTTTTGGCAGTGATTAAATTGGTTTCTGGAGAAGAAATTATTTCAACTGTAACTCCCTGTGAGGAAGATGATCGCACTCTTTTATTATTGGATAGTCCAGTAATGTTTGAAAATGTAATGATTCGAAACGGTGGGATGGGAGCAATCAAAGTTATTCCTTGGGTTCAAGCAGCCACTGATACAATATTAATACTTGATATGGATAAAGTAATTACCATGTCTGAAATATTTGATAAAGAAGTAATTCGTATCTATAATCGTTATATGGTTGATAAAGATAGAGAAACAAACGAATCTATTATAAGTAAAGATATGGGATATCTATCTAGAGTATCTGATGCCCGTGTTTTTCTAGAGAAACTATATAAAAAGAAGAATAACAATAATAGCTAATATGTCTCTTAACCCTTAACAGAGTTATTGTACACATATTTCGTTACGTTGTCAAGTCCCCATTGGCAATATTTAATATTCTGTGTTATAATTAACATAACTAGCGGAGATCGTATGAAATGCCTAGAACAAGAAAAAGGTCGGAACATTACGTAAACAACAAGGAATTTTTAAATGCAATTGTCATTTATCGTAATCAATGTAAAAGAGCAGAGGAAGCGGGCGAGGACAGACCTCGTATCACAAACTATCTTGGAGAGTGTTTCTTGAAGATAGCAACACACCTATCATATAAACCAAACTTTGTAAACTATATGTTTCGTGAGGATATGATATGTGATGGTATCGAGAACTGTGTTCAGTATATCAAAAACTTTGATCCAGAGAAGTCTTCAAACCCATTTGCTTATTTTACTCAAATCATACACTATGCATTTTTACGTCGTATCCAAAAAGAAAAGCGACAAATGGATATCCGTACAAAAATAATTGAAAGATCAGGATTTGAAGAAGTTATGACAGCTGATGGTAACTTCAACTCATCTGATTATAATACAATTAAGGAAAATATACAAACAAAACAATATTCATGAAGGTTGCGATTATTACGGATACACACTTTGGTGCTCGAAAGGGTAGTCAAGTTTTTCATGAATTTTTTCAAAAGTTCTATGATGATATATTTTTTCCCACGCTAGAAGAAAGAGGAATCAAAACCTGTATTCATATGGGTGATGCATTTGATAATCGAAAAAATATAGACTTCTGGGCATTGAACTGGGCAAGAAAAAATGTTTACGATAAGTTTAAAAAGTTAGGAGTTAAAGTATACCAACTGGTTGGAAACCACGATGTGTATTATAAAAATACAAATGAAATTAATTCAATTGAATCTTTACTCGAAGACTATGATAATATAGTTGCAATTTCTTCTCCAGACTCATATAAGATTGGTAAATCAAATTTCTTTATGATTCCTTGGATCTGTCCTGAGAATTATGATGAGACAAAAAGTAAGATTAGTAAAACTAAATCAAAGGTTGCTTTTGGTCATTTAGAAGTTAATGGATTCTCAGCTCATAAAGGATATGTAATGGAACACGGAATGGATAAATCATTCTTTGATAAGTTTGAAGCAGTTTATTCTGGGCATTTTCATACACCATCAAATGATGGAAAAATTTTCTATCTTGGAAATCCATATCAAATATATTGGAATGATGTAAATGATCGAAGAGGATTTCATATATTCGATACTGAAACTTTAGAAACTGAATTTGTAGAGAATACTTATACTATTTTTGAAAAAGTTTACTACAGTGACACCAATCCAACTTTATTCAATACAACTAAATTCAAAGATAAA